GTAGGAGTAGGAGTAGGTGCTGGAGTTGGTGTAGGTGTTGTGGAAGTAGTGGTGGCAGTGCTAACAGAAACAGATGCGGTACCAACACCCGAACTAGTGGGACCAAAGTCGTAGGAAGTTACGTTTTGAGAATTTTGAGTAATAGATACACTTCCGCTAACGTAACTTACGCTATCTAAGAATCTTGAGATGATACTGAGTTCAGTCTTTTTATTGCCAACTTTATCTACCTCAGAATGAGGTTCATACGCAAGTTTTGTTTGCATATCAGTTAGAATCAATTCGAGAATTGGTGGAGTTGGTAGAATGAGGAATCTTTTCTTTTCATTCTCATGTTCTTCGTGCTCGTAATTGCTTACGGGATACACTGATTCCAATTTAGTCTTTTGAACTCCATCGGGCATCGTAACTCTAAAAGATTCGTTGACGACTTTACCCTTTTCCATGTAGACGATATCATCATCTAATAAGACCTCTTGTGTCTCCCAATGATGAATTGCATCTGGATTATCATATAATTTATTCACACGCTCATATATTTTATCTTGTCTAATAGGCCATTGTTCATAAACATCGGTAATATTATTAGCAAGCAGAACAACCCAATCGAGAAATGGATCTGTATAGAAGTTTTGTGCTACGTCGGAAGGTCTAAATCCATCGGGGATTGCATAAAGTTCTGTTAGAGAAACATATTGTTTTAAATCGTCTCTAACTTTTAATCGTCTAAAAATATTCTTAACTAAACGATATTTGAACTGTTCTTCATCACCGATACCCTCACCGATGTAAACATTTGGAAAGTATGAAAAATATGCTGCCATGTTTAGTAACCTCTAACTGCGTCTTCTGCCGTCAAGAGTCTAGTCTCTGCAAATGAACAAGTCATAACTACAGCAGGAACATCCATTCCCTCTTCAGAGGGTCTCTTTAGAGCAACATACTGATTATCAGGAGTGTAGTTTACCTGAATACCTGTACAAACAGATGGATAGATCTTAAACATAAGATCTCTTCTATTATCATTTAGATTTTTGAACTCTTCATTTCCATCTTCTTTACCAAAGCGAACAAATCTCAATTGATAACGATCAGGAATATTGAAGAAGCGGTCATTGCTAGCATAGTTATTGAATGCCTTTTCTTTCATTCGTTTGTAGACACCTCTTTGAAAAATGTCTCTATAATCTTTCTTACGGTAGATATCTTCGCCAAATTGCTTTCCTTTGACGTTTTTCTTACCTGGGTTATCAAAGTCTGCAGCATCGTTGATGAACTTTTCATCAAATTCACCAGATCGAATTCTAGGCAGCGAACCAACCTTGATATAGTTAATAATTCTTCTAATTTCCTCAGATTCTCTTCTAGAGCGAGCATAGAATTTAAATGCAAAGTTGTGCGTTCTAAATCCAACGCCCTGGAAGATCTGTTCACTATATGGGTTAAAAATTTGACCCGATTGTAAGTTTTTGATGGAGTTTAGATCCAATTGACCTTGTAAACCAACGAACTGGTTGGTTGCATTGATCATGGACAAAACAGCAGCAGTAGAGAATTCTGGAATTGCTGCTTTTGCACCAGCTTGGAGTGATTTTGCCATTTCTGTAAAATCATCACCTGCTTTCATCATTCCTAAAGCAGCAACACCACCTACACCAATATCAGCACGTCTAAATGCAGGAGTGTATGATGTTGCAATTTGAGGAGGCATTGCGATATATACTCTATCTTTATGCTCCTTAATTTTGCTGCTGGTGCTACCAGGAGTTCGTCTACTATAAAACGCTGGAACGTTTTTATCATCATATTCAAATCTTTCACGACGAATCATCAGGTAGTCAACTGCTTCAGTTGCACCTTCAATTAGACCCTCCTCATCATACCTTGATCTGCCTTCAGAAGGTCTTTTTAATGGATATCTATGAACTGACACTACTGCTGCCTAAATAAGGTGTAATCACTATTTATTTATGAGGTATCAAGGGAAATACACACCTAGTTTCCCCCGTAAGTATAAGGGAGATCCAAACAATGTGATTTATCGCTCCTCATGGGAGTACAAGTTCATGAAATGGTGTGATATTACTCATTCGGTTCAAGAATGGGGAAGTGAAGAAATTATCATTCCATATATTTCGCCTGTTGATGGAAAGCGACATAGGTATTTTCCTGATTTTTATGTTAAAATCTCCAATAGAAAGTATCTTGTTGAAGTAAAACCGTTCAAACAAACTAAAGAACCCAAAACTCAAAAAAGGCACACAAAACGTTATATTAATGAAGTCGTGACATATGCTGTTAATCAAGCAAAATGGAAAGCTGCTGAAGAGTTCTGTAAGGATCATAATTGGGAATTTATGCTAATCACCGAAAAGGAGCTTAAGGTCTAAAATGGGCATACCAAATAATGTAAAGGAGTCTAGACACTTTATGAGTCAGAGGACAATGATGTCCCTGATCAGAGATCGTGATACTACTCCTTCAACAACAAATTTATTTTCTATTAGGTTTAGCACGCCAGATGTTTTGCGTGAAAAATTAAAAAATAGAAGATATAACAATATTTCTACTGGAGAGACAGGAGATGTACTTAATTACTATGCTAGTGCAATTAATATTCCTAGTAAGCAGTTAACTACAGGTCAAGTATCTAATATTGGTGTTCCCTACAAGTATGCTACTGGTCAAGCATTCAGTCAAATTAACATAACATTCACCGTCCCTCGTAATCATACGACTCGCACATTATTTGAACGTTGGGTTCAGGCTATTTCGGGAGATGGTGATCAATATGTTGATTACTATGAAGATTATATTTGCGATGAACTGAATATTTACAAGTATGAAATTGGTGATGGAGAAAAAGTATATAAGACATCTCTGCGTGGAGAACTTAATGATATTTTTCTTGGAGAAAAGAAATCTACTCAGAGAAGAAACAGAGAGGATATGCGAGTTCCTAAGTTGATGGCAGTATATCAACTTAGAAATGTATTCCCAACTAATATTGGTTCTAGTCAGTTAAATAACATGGAACCAAGATTGCAGTCTTTTAACGTATCATTCTCCTATGAGCGTTATAAGTTCTATACCGATGGACCTGATGCTAACAGGCATGTAAGGGTTACCACAGATCCCGAATCGGCACCTGGAATCGGGTTTGGTTTCGGTGTGAAGAACGATTGATAACCTACTAAATACTATTACTGAATTGATTTCCTATGGCATTACCTAAATTAAACACCCCCAAATATAAATTAAAACTACCTTCCGATGGTAGGACAGTGAATTTCAGACCTTTCTTGGTGAAGGAAGAAAAACTTCTTCTGATTGCAACTGAGACGGGTGGTCAGTCAGGATTATTTGATGCTATTAAAACAATCATTGGAGAATGCACTGACATTGCCGATGTTGAAGCATTAGCAACATTTGATATCGAATATGTTTTCCTTCAGATTCGTACTAAGTCTGTTGGTGAGACTGTGAGTGTTGTCGTTACTTGTCCTGATGACAATGAAACTCAGGTTGAAGCAGATATTCCTCTGGATGACATCAAAGTCAAAAAGACCCGAGGACATAAGAATGAAATCAAATTAGATGATAATATTATTGTTACCATGAAGTATCCTAGTCTGGATACTTTTGTTGAACTTAATTTCGCTGAAGAGCAGGGTGTTGAACAGGTGTTCAAAATGGCAGCTAGTTGTCTGAAGACTATCGCTGATACCGAACAGGTTTATGACTGTGCCGATAGCACTCAGGCAGAACTGGAAGAATTCTTTGAATCTTTGACTTCTAATCAATTTAAGATGATTCAAGAGTTTTTTGAGACGATGCCTAAGTTGTCTTATACACTGAAAGTCACTAACCCTAATACTGAAGTGGAAAGTGATGTTGAACTTGAGGGATTAGCAAGTTTTTTCGCATAGCACTGCTCCATAATACACTGGAGAATTATTTTGAAACTAATTTTGCATTGATCCACCATCACAAGTGGGACATCCAGTATATTGAGGAGTTGATGCCTTGGGAAAAGGAAGTGTATATCATGATGTTGACTGATTTCCTGAAACAGGAACAGTCGCGAATGCAAGAACAGCAGAATAGAAGCAAATAGTGGCAAAACTCGACGCTTACAAACTAGTTTCACAGGGGGGTGGCAACTCAGCTAGCTCCCCTGTTGCTGTTAGTGCGATAAAGTCGAATATAAAAGCATTTGCAGGTATTCAGTACTCTCTGAAAGGAATTCAATCGACACTTACGTCGATGGAGAGGATTGAAATTGACCTGATCGAAAACGATAAACTTCGCGAGATTGCGGATAGAAGAAGAGCAAGAAGAGAAAGAGATCGTTTAGCAGAAGAAGCAGCAGAGAATAAAAATTTAGGTAGTCCTAGTAAAGTAAAACAGGGAAAACTATCAAGGAAAGATGAGAATAAGATTGGTGGACTTTTTGGCGGATTATTAGGAACACTACAGAAACTTGGTCAAGCAGCGTTAAACTTTCTGCTTCAAATTGGTGGATTTATTGCAATCAAGTCTACTCTAGAATGGGTTGCTGATCCTGCTAATCAACAGAAGTTAGTAACATTCTTTGAGAAGACTTCATTTGTCTTTAAGAAGATCTATGGATTTACCAAATATTTGGTTCAGGATCGAATCCTAGACGGTATCAATAAAACTTTTGGTAAAGATAGTTCATTTACCGACAGGATAGGTGGTCTGTGGCAGATTATTACGGGTATTGCAGGGATGTCTCTCCTGCTCAATCCGTTTGGAACTATTGATGCTATTCTGAGTCTTCTCGGACTTGACTTTTATAGAGAAGCTGCAGACGTTATTGATGATGAACCCAACAATAGAGGAAGGCAGAGAGGATCAAGCACTGGAACTGGTAGTGGTCGTGGAAACGCACCAAGAACTGATGCTAGGGGTAATCAGATTGCTAGACAGGGACAGCAATATAGACAACAACTTGGTCGTCAAGGGATTCCTGC